TGGGCTGGACGTTTTTCGACAACGCCACGAGCCCGCGAATCCTCATCGACGATCGCTGCCGGGGCTCGCAGAAAATGGAGACGGTGCTCCACGAGATCGCCCACGCGGTGCTCGGCCCGAGCATCAGTGAGGAGGCGGTGACTGAACTCGCCCGCGTGCAGCGGCGGGTGTTGACCATGCTCGGGTATAGGGAGGTGCCGCGTGAGTGATCTCCGCTTTGCAATCCTCGCGACGGCTTCTACCACGCCTCGCCGGCAGCCCGCCCGGTGGATCGACCGCCTACCCGATGACGTTCGTGAAGAGCTGCTCGCGATCCGCCGCGAGTGGCGGGCCGGAACCATCCAAGCCTCGGGTCGCGGGCTCGCCGCCGCGATCGTGGCGAACTGCAAGGAACGCGGCATCACGATCTGCGGCTTCTGTGGAGTGCGCGAATGGCTGGCAAGCAAGGACTGAAAGCGGCGGTCGTGTCGAGCCTGCCCGCACCCAGCCCGCCGGCCACGGCGGAACAGGTGACGCAGCGGCAAGAGGGCGACACGCTCGAAGCCCGCTCCACGAGCCGGCGGATCAAGACGGTCGAGGATCTGCTCGCCCACATTGAAGCGGACATGACCCGCTATGAGGTCGCCGCATCCGAGGCGACGAAGTGGGAGGTCGGCACGAGCGACGGCGAGGGCGGCACGACCGTCACCGAACTCCATCGCGTGTTCGTCAGGCTGCGACCGAAAGCGGGGCCGAACGTCGCCCAGGCGGTCGAGGCGATGATCGGGGCGGCGACCCGCGACATCCGCCGCCCGGCAGCGAAGAGCCACGGCAAGCCGAAGCCGGGGCTCTGGCAAGTGCTGGTCGTTTCAGATACTCACTTCGGGAACTACTCGTGGAAGGCGACCACGGGGGCCGATTGGGATCTCTCGATTGCCGAGCGGGTGGTTCGAGACACCGGGCACGAGCTCCTGGCGGTGGGAGATTCCCACAAGCCCACTCGCCGCACGATCGCCTTCCTCGGGGATCTCTTCCACTACGACCGAGCCGAGCGAGCCGAGACCTCCAGCGGCACGCTGCTCGAACGCGACGGGCGGTTGCAGAAGATGCTCGATGTCGGCGTGGCGACGTTGCTCGGGATCGTGGAGCGATCCGCTGAGACGGTTCCGACCGATGTGGTGCTCGTGCATGGCAACCACGACGAGACGCTCTCGTGGGTCTTTCATCGGCTCTTGCTGGAGCGATACCGCAACGACAAGCGGATCACGATCGACGAACGCTACACGGGTCGGAAGTACCTCTCGCACGGGCGGAACCTACTCGGCTTCGCTCACGGGCACCGGGCGAAGAAGAAGCTCCCGCAACTCATGGCGATCGAGGCGGCGTCGCAGTGGGCAGCGTGCCCGTACCGCGAGTACCACACCGGGCATTACCACTCGACCGCCGCCGAGTGGTCGCGACCGATCGAGACGATCGACGGCGTGCTCGTGCGAACTGCACCCTCGCTCTGCGTTGCCGACGATTGGCACGCGAGCCTGGGATTTCTGAACGCTAGACAAGCGATGGAGACTTTCATCTACGCCAACGACGGCGGGATGATTGCGACGCACGTCGCAGGCCCAAGAAAGGAACTCACATGACAGCGGCGATCTTGGAGAGAGCGAACGATGAACTGCGGGCAGCGGTGCGGGAGCGGCTCGCGAGCACCGACCCGAGCGATGACAAGCTGAAGGGGTACACGCCGCCGCCACTGGCGGGCTGCGAGCCAGCCCAGCAGTGTGCAGCCGAGGTGCTGGCTAACGTCTGGCGGGGCGACTCGCTGCTACGGGATGACGTTCACCCGACATCGCAGGCGTTCTTCGATCTGTGCGACTCGCTGAAGGAGATGCACCGCAGGAAGAGTCGAGACTACGGCTGCCCGAGTGGCGAAGATCCCCTCGCGAACATCCGCAACGGGGCGAAGTTCGTCGGCATCCCATCGTGGAAGGGTGCGATGGTGCGGTTGAGCGACAAGGTGACGCGGCTCGCGGCGTACAACGCGACCGGGCGGCTGGAGAACGAGTCGCTCGAAGACAACCTCTTCGATCTCGCGAGCTACTCGCTCCTGGCTCTCCTGCTTCACCGCGAGGAACACCGATGACTCGTGAGCCCCTCACCGACGCGTACCTCGCGGAGTGCGAGCAGCGGGCCCGCAGGTTCTCGGGGTGCTGGGATGCGGGCACGAGCGGCTCGCTCGCGGCGGATGTGATGCGGCTGCTGTTCGAGGTGCGAAGACTGAAGGTCGAGGCGGCGTACCGCGAGGAACTGCGGCAGCCCGCGACCGACTAGACCGGGCCAGCGAGTTGAGGCGGCGGGTTTTCTCCCTTTCCCCGCCGCCTCCTCGCTGTGCCGGGTAGGTACGCCGGATGTACCTACCCCCGGTTTTCCTCGGGGAAAACGCGGTTTTCGGAAAATCTTTTCAAGCCCCCCTTGCCATATGTCCGATAGCGGATATAGTTAGGGCATGACCAGCAACGACACCAACGCGAAGGGGATGACGATGAACGGCTTCAAGATCATGGGAATGGCTGACGAGGGCAAGTGCGAGCACTGCGGTGCAAACTGCCCGAAGCGTCGCGTCGCGGTCATGCCGGTCGATGCTGATGGCTGCCACGGCGACGTTCAGTTCTGGGGCGTGATCTGTGCGAGCAAGGTTCGCAACCACGGCTCGAAGGCTGTTCGTCATCAGTCGGCGATCGTCGCCGAAGCCCAGCGGGCCGACAGCGACCGCGAGTACCACGCCCGCCAGAAAGCCCGGCGGATTGTCGAGTGCGTGCCGTACCTCATCGACCTGGGCTTCAACGAGTTCCGCATGGAAGACAACGCGAAGGGTGCCGCCAACCACCTGTATCGCATGACCAATCGCTCAACGATCGGCAGCTACTTCGCCGAGAACGCCGCCGGCCACATCGTCCGGGTTGACGGCACCGACGCCGCCGACGTTGAGTTCTATGCGGCTCGCGGGTTCGTCCAGATCACCGCGACCGTCGCCGCCTAACCGCCACCCGCCCGGCGGCAATCCTGCCGCCGGGCTCAACCACGAGGAGAGAAGCGATGGAAAAGGCGAAAAAGAAAGTTTTGCGTTTGACAAAAAAGAGGAGATTGTTTGTTGAGGCCGTGAAGATGTTGCAAGTGTTCTTCGGAGAAGATGGACTTCTTGGTGAACAACATTTTGCCGAAGACGTTTCGTTCGAGCTTGAGCATTTGTGGGTGAAGCCACAAAGCGGCTGGAAAAAAATCCGGCTTGGCGAGTTTCAAGAAGCTATCTGCTCGGCCTTGTATTTCATGCACTCCGCGCAACGGGTTTTAGAGTTGGACGAAGTGCATGAATCTTGCGCCGGCGGGGAGGTGTTTGAGGTTGCTTTTGAGCTTGGATGGTCAATCGGGTTCGATATGGGAAGGGAAGCCGAAAGAGAAGACCCTCAGTATTCGTGCCCGCTGGGCCATGCTTCGTGTCCTTTGGGTGGTGAAGGGGCTGGAGAATGAAATCTCACCTGCATGAGCCGACCATCATCAGCGTCACCGAAGCCGCCCGGCGGGCGGGCATCACCGATCGCCACATTCGCCGTCTGATCTTCGACGGCGTGATCCAGGCGACCCGCATCGGGCGGGCGTGGCTCGTGGACGCCGCCAGCGTCGCGGCCTACCAGCGGCACCCCACGATGGGGAGACCGGCGAAGCCCCGCCGGGCGGCGAGGAAGCGGCGGTAGCGTCAGGCGGGCGGCTCTTCCTCCCCGGCTGACGGCTCGTCCAGCCGCAGCGACGGCATGACCTCGACCCCGCTCTGCTCGCTGGGGCATATCTGAGGGTCAACGTACCGCTCTTGGAGCTTGGGGTCGGAGTGATCAAGCACCTGGGTGGCGGCAGCCGTGCCGCCCGCTAGGGCTGCGTAGGAAGCCCGTGTACGCCGCAGCCCATGGAAGCCCCGGTACTTCACCCCTGCCAGCCGGCAGAGCAGTTTTAGGCTCGTCCAGAGGCTCCCGCGATGCCGATCCCACGGCCAGACGAGATCCTCGGGGCGGCGGCGGCGGGCTTCGAGGAATCCGGCGAGGTCGGCGGTGAAGTCTCGCTCGATGTCGCGGGTCGATCCTTTCCGGGTCGCGCCTAGGAAAATGACCCGGCGGCGGGCAGTGTCGAGTTCACCCCAGCGGAGCGACATCAACGCGGTAGCCCGCTCGCCCGTGCAGTACGCCATGTAGATAAGCGTGCTCCACCACCATGCCGAGGGCTGTCCCCCGGTCGTGCCGATTCGGCGGCGAGCCCGGCGGATGAGTGCGGCAACGTCCTCGGCGGTGTAGGCCCGCCCGGTCGGGATGCTCTTGGCGACCTTGATGCGGGGGAGCTCGGGGAACTCGGCGACCCATCGCTTTCGGGCGGCGAGGTTCCAGCAGGCGGCGATCATGACCTTATCCTTCTGGACGCTCGCCGGGCGGATCGGCTGCCCACGGTAGAGATGCGTGGCGCGATGTCTGAGGTAGCGGCTGATCGTAAGGTCATCGAGGTCGGCAGTGGTTGGCTCGTGCCCTAGGAACGCACGCAGGCGGTCGAGCAGCATGACGTAGAGCTGCATCGTCTTGGCGTCGAGATTCCGTAGGTCTCCGTACCGCTGAAAAAGCTCTGCCAGCGTGATCGGCTCCATCGACTCCCTCGCTCATCGGATACGTGGACAGCAGTCCACTATACAACGATTCGACGGGAGCCGCCTCCAGTCGAACATTGCCTAGACCACAGTATCCGCCAGCCGGCCGGGGAGACTCGATCCCCGCGCCGGTCGTGCGGATTCTGCGGGCGGGGCGATGAGGACAGTTTGACTCCCAACTATTTCTACGTACCATTTGGGCATGGTCAGCATGGCGTACAACATCGACGGCGTGGATTACCTCACGGTCTCGGAGGCGGTCGAGTTCATCGGCTGCACCGATGGCTGGGTGCGGGTTCTCTGCCGCGAGGGCAAGCTCGAAAGCCGGATGATGGGCAAACGGCTGCGGCTGGTGGCGAAGCGATCCGCCGCCCACGTCCGCGACACCCTCACGACCAGGGCGACGGGCAAGAAGCACCTCGCCAAGCGGCCCGCCGCCAAGCGGAAAAAAGCCGCCAAGCGGCGAAAGTAGCGTTTTCCCCGCGAAAAACGCCCCAAAAAAAATCTTTTCTCACCCCCTTGCAACCCAAATACCGATAGCCTATAGTACCCCCAGACGCGAGCGAATGAGACTCGCGGGACACGAACGCAAGGGAAACCGAACGATGAAGACCGCAACCGAGAACGTGACCGAGACCGTGACCTTCGAGGCGGGCATCAGCTACTTCTGCCGATCCGCCTGCAACTACGACTGCATCTGGCACTTCAAGATTCTTCGCCGCACTGCCAAGAGCGTGTGGGTGCTGGTGAACGGCGAGGAAGTTCGGCGGGCCGTGAAGGTCTGGAGCGGCGTTGAGTCGTTCGAGCCGTTCGGCAGCTACTCGATGTCGCCGTCTGTCTCAGCGGATCGCCGCTCGATGAGCCTCGCCGCTACAGCCTGACCAGCACCCCGCCCGCCGGCACCTGGGCCGGCGGGCACGACACCACGACACGAAAGGGAACGAACGATGACGAACGGCTACTACGTCCTGCGAATCCTCAACTCGCAAGTCTGCTGCCTGCTCAACTGCGGCGCACGGGTCATCCCGATCCTGCCGACTGCGGACTGCGTGAAGCGGTTCGCGACGCTCGCCGAAGCATGGGAGGCATGTGACGAGATCAAAGCCGAAGGTATGCACCCGTACTTCGTCCGCACATCCTGACCGCACACGGTGGGGCCACCCGGCCCGGCGTCCAGTTCCGAAGCGGGTGGCATTTTTGGATTCTTCACACGCCAAGGAAGGCACCATGAACGCTGAAATCTGGATCGAGCTCGCGATCGTTTTGCTGCGGATTCTCGCCGCTGGTCTTTCCGGTTGACGAAACTACCGATAGACCATAGCCTACCTACCGCTAGACCATACGGCACGAACGAAAACCCCTCGTTTCCCCGATGAAACCACGCGAACGAAAACTCGCTTGACGATGCAACCGAGGGGGGTAGGATACGCCCCCTCACCGATGGACGGATGACCAGTACCACACCTCGAAGGGACTCAAGAATGGACGCTCACTACCGCGAGGCCGCTGCCGCCGAAGCCGCTGTCGCTGATTTCTACGGCACCGTCTACCGCCCGAAGCCGGGCGACCGCGTGCGGTGCCCGAAAGCCTTCGGCGGGGGCTATCAGCCGGGCGTGGTCGCCGCTCCGCAGGACGGGGCTTACCTCGTGGATACCGCCGAGGGGCGGCTCTTGATGTACCTCGAAGAGCTGGAGCCGATCGCGAACTGAACACAGGAGAGCCGGTGGAACCGGCGACGCCCAGGAAGGGATCGGGCCGCCTACCTAGGACGGGGAAGCGGCTTTTTAAGAACGGAAACGACAGAAACGAAAGGGACTCGACAGATGGTTCAGATTCGCAAAGCCCGCCGCAGTGCTACGAAGTTGCGGCTCCTGCTCACCGGCCCCAGTGGTGCGGGCAAGACTTGGGGAGCCCTTCAGATCGCGAAGGGCATGGGCGGCAAGACGGTAGTGATCGACACCGAGGAAGGATCGTCCGACCTCTACGATCACCTCCACGACTTCGATGTGATCGACCTTCGCCCGCCGTTCTCCCCCGAGCGGTACATCGAGGCGATCAAGGCCGCCGAGGCGGCGGGCTACGAAGTCATCGTCATCGACTCGGTGACGCACTGCTGGAGCGGGCCGGGCGGCTGCCTGGAGATCCTCGAAGACGTGGCGAAGGCCCAGTTCCGGGGGAACACATGGTCGGCGTTCAGCGTCATCACGCCCCGCTGGCGGGCGTTTGTGGACGCGATCCTAAGAAGCCCGGCTCACGTCATCTGCTGCGGGCGATCCAAGACCGAGACCGCCCAGGTGGATGACCACGGGAAGAAGAAGGTCGCCAAGCTCGGGATGAAGCTCGAAGCCCGCGACGGGCTGGAGTTCGAGTTCACCTGCGTGCTCGACCTCATCCACGACGGGCACTACGCGACAGTGAGCAAGGATCGCACCGGGCTCTTCGCGGGCGACCCGAAGCCGATCTCGCCCGCGACGGGCGAGCGGCTGGCTTCGTGGCTCGCGGGCGGCACGCCGACCGTGACGCCGCCCAGTGAGAAGGCGACGCAGGCCGCCGCCTTCATCGCCAAGGCGAGCACCCAGGCGGATCTGACGAAGGCGACCCGAGCGATCGACGGGTACGTGGCTGCCGGGCAGTTGACCGGCGACGAGTGGTCGAGGCTGACCGACCAGATCAACGAGCGGCTCGCCGCGATCGAGACCACGGCGGGCGAGCCCGCTGCGACTGAGTGACGGAACGGAATCGACACCCCTACGGAAAGGACTGTGAGAGATGGATTTCCTGATTGAAGACCAGCCGACCGAGACCGTGACGCACGAGCGGGCGATTGTCCCCGCCGGGCGGCACGAGATGTTCGTGAAACTGTGCGAGGAAGGGACGAACGAGTACAAGCGGCATGAGACCAACCCCGACGGGAAGTGCCTCAAGCTGCGGCTCGCGACGGTTGAGGGCGACTACAAGTTCGTCTTCGACGATATCCCGCATCACCTCGGGTGGCGGGCCGCGAACCTCGCGGATGCCTTGGGCATCAAGCCCGTCGATGGTCGCCTCTCGCTCTCGCCCAGCGACATCGAGGGGCAGACGCTCGTGGTGGAGATCAGCCACTACACGAGCAAGGCGGGGAAGACCTCGGCGGTCGTGAAGCGGTACGTGCCGCTCGCGGCGACGCAGCCGAAGCCCGCCGCGATCAAGCCCAACCCGAAGCCGCCGGTCGAGCGTCTGCCGGGCGATGACATCCCGTTCTAGTGGCACATCGGCACGCGGTTGCCCTAGTGGCTGCGATGCCACGTCTGCCGCCAAGCACTTCAGAGGCGTCGTATCAGTGCAGTCGAGGCTGCGGTTTCCTCCCTTGTTACGCGGTGACTCGACCGACCGCCGCACGTTACGCGGCAAATACACCCCAAGGAAAGGAAGCCATGACCGCATCGAGCCACAACGCCGCAGCCGTCGCCGCCGTCATCCGGCGAGCGTTGACCCAAGACGAGGACACGCCATCGGAGGAGCGGCTTTCGTTCCGCGTGCTGGCGGAGGCAGCGTTGCCGCTGCTTGAGCAGATGGCTCGCGAAGAGGATCTCGCATGACCAGCGTCAACGAAGGCACCGCCCCGATCCTGCGGCTGAAGTCGCTCGCCGATCGCCTCGTCGCGATCGAAGCGGAGAAGCGGCAGCGGGGGGACTTCGACTACGTGGCCCTGGTTCCCGAGGCGGCTGCCGCGTTGCGGGAACTCGCGGCGATCAAGTTCGAGGCGTGGAAGGTAGAGAACCCGGAGCAGGAACGGTACTTGCCGCCGAAGCGGTGGAGAGGGGACTGAGCATGATTGCAGCATCTGACCGATACACAGCGTTTCTCGAAACGAAGCAGCAACTCGACGGCGACCACGGGTTCACGCCCGACTTTATGCCGGGCTGGCTCTTCGATTACCAGCGACATCTGATCGAGTGGGCTTGTCGCAAGGGTCGCTCGGCGATCTTCGCCGACTGCGGCATGGGCAAGACCCCGATGCAGTTGGTGTGGGCCGAGAACATCCGCCAGCAGACCGGCAAGCCCGTGCTGATCGCCACCCCTCTCGCGGTCAGCTACCAGACCGTCGAAGAGGCGAAGCGGTTTGGAATCGAGGCGGTGCGGTCAACGGGCGGCAAGCCCGAGGCGGGCATCGTGGTGACGAACTACGAGCGGCTGCACAACTTCGACCAGGGCGACTACGGCGGCATGGTCTGCGACGAGTCGAGCATCCTCAAGAACTTCGACGGCTCGACCAAGGCTCTCGTCACTGAGTTCATGCGGCTGATCCCGTACCGCCTGCTCTGCACCGCGACCGCCGCACCGAACGACTACCACGAGCTCGGCACGTCCAGCGAAGCCCTCGGATATCTCGGCTATCAAGACATGCTCTCGCGGTTCTTCAAGGAGGATGTCATCAAGGACTACCTCGGCTGGGGTCGCAAGAGCTACCGCTTTCGCGGTCACGCAGAGGAGCCGTTCTGGCGGTGGGTCTGCTCGTGGGCTCGGGCGTGCCGCAAGCCCTCCGACCTGGGCTTCGATGACGGGAAACTCGTGCTGCCGCCGCTCCGCGAGCACGAGCACGTCGTGCATAGCAGCAAGACGCGGGCCGGGATGCTGTTCTCCCTGCCGGCTGACACCTTGCAAGAGCAACGCGAAGAGCGACGAATCACGCTCGAAGACCGCTGCGAGGCTGCGGCCGGGCTCGTGGCATCGCACTCTGGATCGTCGGTCGTGTGGTGTCACCTCAATGACGAGGGGGATCTACTGGAGCGGATCATTCCTGACTGCCGGCAAGTGAGTGGGTCGCAGAGCGAAGACGAGAAAGAAGAGCTCCTGCTCGCGTTCCAAGCGGGGCAACTGAAGCGGCTCGTGACCAAGCCGAAGATCGGTTGTTTCGGGTTGAACTGGCAGCACTGTCACCACGTCGTGACGTTCGCTTCCCACTCGTGGGAGCAGTACTACCAAGCCGTGCGTCGGTGCTGGCGGTTCGGCCAGACGCAGCCCGTCGATGTGCATGTCATCGCCACCGAGGGCGAGGTCGGCGTGCTCGCGAATCTGCGACGCAAGGCGAATGCCGCCGATCGGATGTTTGAGTCACTCGTTCGGCACATGGGCAACGCCCTGGCCGTCGATCACCGCAGGACGTTTCCCCATAGTGAAAGGATTCCGAAATGGCTGTCAGCGAGCAAGTAATCACCGATGACTACGCGATCTACAACGGCGACTGCTGCGAGGTGCTCCAGAGCATCCCCGACGAGTCGGTGCATCTCTCGATCTACTCGCCGCCGTTCGCGGCGGATGGTGCGGGGTGCCTGTACCACTACTCCAGTTCTGAGCGTGACCTCTCGAACTGCCGTAGTCACCAAGAGTTCTTCGACCACTACGCATTCGTGGTCGGCGAGATCCATCGCGTGACGATGCCGGGCCGGTTGTCGGCGGTGCATTGCATGGACATCCCGAGGAAGACCTCGCCCGGCGGGCTTGTGGATTTTCCCGGTGAGATCATCCGCCTGCACGAGTCGCTCGGCTGGCGGTTCTGGTGCCGTCACTTCATTTGGAAGGAGCCGCTCGGTGTCCGCAACCGCACGATGGCGAAGGGACTCGCCCACAAGCAAGTCGTGACCGACGCGAGCCTGTGCGACGTGGCATCTGCGGATTGCCTGTTGCTCTTCCGCAAGGACGGGGAGAACCCGGTGCCGGTCGCGAACCCGAACGGGCTGCTGGAGTACGCGGGCGAGCGTGAGATCCCGGCCGAGTTGCTCACCTATCGCGGGCACAAGGGCAAGCAGATCGAGAACCGCTACTCACACTGGATCTGGCGGCAGTACGCGTCGGCATTCTGGGATGACATCCGATTGGAGCGGACGCTGCCCTACAAGCAGGCCCGCGAGGACGATGACGAGCGGCACATGCACCCGCTGCAACTCGACGTGATCGAGCGGATCGTGCAACTGCGGAGCCTGCCCGGCGAGACGGTGCTCACGCCTTTCATGGGCGTCGGGAGTGAGGCATACGGGGCGGTGCTCAACGGTCGCAAGGCGATCGGCGTGGAGCTCAAGCCCGCCTACTACCGGCAGGCTGTCACGAACTTGGAAGAAGCGGCGAAGGGGCGGAAGACCGAGGCGACCCTCTTCGACGCGGAGGCCGTGGCATGAACTGGCTTCGCAACATCTTCCGCCCCCGACCTTCCCGCGATCTGAGGCAACTCGCCGAGTCGCTGGAGGCTGAGAACGAACGGCTCCGCGAGGAGAACCGGCGACTGCACACGCTCTGCCGGGCGTTGCGGGACGTGAACGAACACCTCGACAAGCGGCTGCTCGCGGAGGAGACGCGATGAACACGCTCGAAGACCTACCGCTCTTCCAGCGGCACAGCATCACCAGCCGGGCCGCAGCCGAGTCGCTGACGCCGGCCACGGTGAACGCGTGCCAGCGGAAGGTACTCGACTACCTCGCGGATCACCCCGAAGGGGCGACCGATGAGCAGATGCAGTTGGGCATCCCGATGCCGCCGAGCACCCAGCGGCCCAGGCGGATCGAGCTTGTGGCGAAGGGGATGATCGTCCAGGCGGGCGAAGGGAAGACGCGGAGCGGACGGCGGGCGGTGAAGTGGCAGATCACGGCGGCGTCGCGTTGACGTGCGGCCGGGGATGGTGAAAGGGCACGAAAGCAAAGGAGACCAGACATGAACGTAGCGGTTTTGGAGAGAGCGAGCCATGCCAACGGAGCGCATGGATTGCGAACTGAAAAAGTTTTTGTCACGCCCCAGATGGCTGCTGCGTGGCTCGAAAAGAACGTGGACAACCGGAAGGTCATTCATGGGCACTTGAAGTCTCTCGAAGCGTTTTTCCGTCGCGGAGAGATGAAGCTCAATGGGCAGACCATCAAGTTCAGCGTGACGGGCAGGCTGCTCGACGGGCAGCATCGGCTCATGGCTTGCGCCAATACCGGGGTCGGGTTCTGGACGCTCGTTGTCTACGGGCTTGAGGAAGACTCTTTTGACACGATTGACGTTGGCGGAAAGCCCAGGCAAGTCAGGGACATTCTGGGCATTCGAGGAGAGGCGAACGCTCGCGATCTCGCTGCCGCGTTGAACTCCCTGAACGATTTTGTTGAGTCTGGCGGCGGCTTTTACGACGGAAGGTCGCGTTCGTTTTCGGTTGCGGTTGCGGATCAGTTGCTGAATCGACATCCGATGATTCGCGAAAGCGTGACTCGGCTCTCAACGCATCGCAACTTTCTCTGGCGTAACGCAACTTGCTACTGCTTGCATTACTTGTTCAGCCTCTCGAATGAGACACTGGCCGAAGACTTCGCCAGCATTCTGATTGAAGGGGCGAGCGACATCGACCGCCCGTTCAACCGTTTTCGGGAAAGCCTTATTCGCACTGACAAGTTGAAGGCTAGGCACTCCATGCGGGTGAACGCTGCGAGGGCGATCAAGTCCTTCAACTTCGAGAAGTCTGGGAATCGTCCTCGCGTCATTGTCTGGCGAGACGGGGAGTCGTTTCCGCAGATTGATGGCCTCGACATGACCGCAGTCTGATCGACGCCGCCCTCGTGACAGGCACGACGCCGCTTCGACGCGGCGGGGCGGAATGGAGGAGATCGAGTATGGAAAGCGGACTCTGGTTCGTGATTGACGTGGCGATTCAGGCAGAACGATTTGGCATCCCTGTTGAGTCTCTCACGTCTTCGTCGCTTGCTATCAGGGCGAGGTTATCGCGATTGCCGAAACACATGAAACGCAGCGTGGATGAGTATCGGGTGGGGCTTGGCATGGCTCCGCTTTGGGGATTCGTTCCTTCATATCCACCTCATGAATACGGTGCAGTTGCCCTTCGTCGCAGATTGAATCGAGACAGCCAGAGACGCTGCCGCGAGAGAAAACGAAAGGCCAAGGATGGCACGCCAAACGGTTGACCACTACATCCCGTTCTTCGGTCGCGACTTCTACGCGAGCACCGCCATGTGGACGGCCGAGGAGGTCGGGCACTACATGCGGCTCCTCATCATCCAATGGGATGCCGGGAGCCTGCCGTCGGATCTCGCCCGCCTGGAGCTCGTCTCCCCTGGCGTCGGCAAGGTGTGGGATCTGCTCGTGGAGAAGTTCCCGCTCGGGGAGGACGGGCTGCGGCGGAACCACCGGATGGAGGAGCACCGGATCAAGGCTTCCGAACTCCAAGCCGCCCGGTCTGAGGCTGGCAAGATAGGCAACGAGAAGCGGTGGGCGGATCGCAAGGCGATCGCAAACGGATCGCAAAGCGATCGCAAAGCGATCGCAAACGGTATCGCAAACGGTATCGCAAAAACATCGCCTCCATCCCCATCCCCATCTCCATCCCCAAATACAAACTCCATCCCCGTCTCCAAAGAAGAAAACACACACACACACACCGCCTGCGGCGACGATTTTCGGCAGCCGGGCTGGGCAGCCGACGAGTGGGCGAGGTTTGTGGGGGTCTGGAACCAGACCGCCCGTGCAGCCCGCTGGGAGCCCCTCATAGCCCCGTCGGCTTGGGTGGAGTATGCCGCGTCGCCCGGCTGGCAGCAGCGGGCGTACGCCGCCCTGGAGCGTCTGCCGGGGTGTGAGTTCTTCGAGACCCCGTTGGCGGTCACGAAGTTCTTCGAGTTCGTGGATCGCATCTTGGCGGGTGAGTTTGACAGGCAACGGCAGGATGGACGGCGGCCCAAGCAGCGAACAGGAGGGAACCTGTGAGGACGTGGGACGAGAACAAGACCGCGATCAATCAACTCTGGCCCAGCCACGAGTGGAGCGACGAAGAGGCGAAGCTCGTGCGGGAGGATCTCTCCCCGCTCGATCAGCCGACGCTCTATGACGCGATCCGCAACGCCAAGCGGAAGCACGACACCCCGTTCGTGCATCTGAAGTGGCTGCTTGATGAGTACCGCGAGCTCTCGTCATCCAAGCGGCACGCATTGAAGGCGAGCAAGCCGAAAGACCCGAAGCTCCAGATCAGCATTGATGACGATCTCGATCGGAAGTTGGCGGCTGACTTCGTGGCATGGATTGACGATTGCGACCCCGAGCACTTCGGTGAGGTCGAGACCAGGGTGCTCGACAAGTTGCCGCAGATGCACTCGCTCTCGGCTCTCAAGGTTCTGAGTTACGCCCGGTCAAGGTTGCTGGGGCAAGAGACCCAGTTCGGACGGGTCACAAAGTCGGGCGACATCGAGCCCATCCAAGTTCTTCGCAAGGAGGTGACATGAAGACGATCGAACGACCGCCGCTGACGAAGCGGCAGAAAGCGGTGTACCGCTGGATCGTGAACACCTACGCGGAGCGAGGCTACGGCATCGGCGTCCGCGAGATCGGCGAGGCGTTCGGTTGGGCGTCGCCCTCGGCGGCGTACTGCCATCTCGTCTATCTCGAAAAGCGGGGCTACGTGACCCGCGTGCCGGGGCGTGCAAACAGCATCGTGCCGATCGGGGGTGACGAATGAAACGCCGCCCCCTCCCGCCCGGCGATGTCGCCAATCTCTGCGAGGCTCACTCGTGGGATGACGATCTGAACGACGGTGCCCGCCGTGCCTTGGAGCTCGCCCACCATCACATCCGCCGGCTCGCGGCCCGCGCCTCGCGGTGTGCGATGCGAGCCGAGCGGATGGAGACGCAGTGCGAGCGGCTCCAAGACGACAACCGCCGGATGGCGAAGTACCTCCAGACGTTGCTCGCCCAGAAAGGCGGTGCCGCATGATGTACGCCAGCGTGTGCGACGGCATCGGGGCGGCTCACGTTGCTTGGCAGCCGCTCCGCTGGCAGTGCCAGTGGACGAGCGAGATTGAACCCTTCCCGGTTGCAGTGGTCGAACACCACTACGGATTTCGCAACCTCGGGGACATGACGGCAATCACGGAGGAGATGCTAGATGCGCCAGTTGAACTTCTTGTCGGAGGCACCCCATGCCAATCATTCTCGGTCGCAGGGCTTCGAGGCGGATTGGATGACCCGCGTGGCAACCTGGCCCTCCGATTCGTCCAGCTTGCTGCTGTCATGCAGCCCAAATGGATCGTTTGGGAAAACGTGCCGGGCGTCCTCAGTAGCGGCAAAGGACGGGATTTTGGAACCTTCCTCGGGGCGTTGGGCGAACTCGGGTATGGGTTCGCCTACCGCGTTCTTGACGCTCAATGGTTTGGAGTCGCCCAACGCCGCCGCCGTGTGTTCGTTGTCGGCCACCTTGGAGATTGGCGACGTGCCGCAGCGGTACTATTTGAGCGCGAAAGCGTGTTCGGGAATCCTCCGACGCGCGGAAAGGCGAGGGAAAGAGTTACCGGCGCAGTTACGGCTCGCACTGGCCGCAACGGCGGATCAGCAAACGACGACGTAGACAGCGGTCGCATCGTCGCCTTCCATCCCACGCAAGACCCGATCAGCAGCGTGGACGGCTCGACGCATGCGATGGGCTGCGGCTCAAAGGGCGGGTGCTGCACGCAGGCGGTGGCGTTCAAGCCTGGGCAGAGCGAGGCCGCAGGCGGCACGTTCGTCACTGAGGAGTTCGCCCCTACTCTGCAATCCACAAGCAACGGCTCGACGGCTGTGCCTGCCGTGGCGTTCCGAGAGAACCAACGAGGCGAGGTGGCATATGTTGACCCTCCTCACGCTTTGGCTAGCGGCGGCGGCAAGCCTGGGCAGGGCTATTGCGGCGTCTTGCAATCGGTGGCGTTCAATGCATATCAGCGAACCGAAGGGCAGGCCACTTGGCCGCTAGGCGCAAGCGACGGCCGGAAGGTTGAAGTTGGTGTGCGTCAAGACATGGCCGTCCGTCGCCTCACGCCCCGCGAGTGCGAGCGGCTACAAGGCTTCCCCGACGATTACACGCTGGTGGAGTATCGGAAGAAGCCAGCCGCAGACGGGCCTCGATACCGGGCGTTGGGCAACTCAATGGCGGTGCCAGTCATGCGGTGGATTGGGGAGCGGATTGCCAAGGTTCAGAGCATGAACACGAAAGGCGGTGCCGCATGACTATCGAACAACTCACGCTTGTCTGCGTGGGAGTGCTGGTGAACGGATTGACCTTCGCCCTCGGGCTTCTCTCGGGGGCTTCCCTACGTCGAAAGGATTTGACCCATGACCGCGACCGCAACCAAGACGAAGCCCGCAAGTGGCATCAAGTTTCTAAGAACTGAACTGCTCGCCGCCCTCCAGGCGGTGAAGCCGGCGGTGCCGACCCGCTCGCCGAAGCCGGTGCTGACCAACGTCCGCATCGGCGACGGGCTGATGACCGCGACCGACCTCGAAGTGCGGATCGAGGTCAAGATCGGCGAAGAGGGCGAGCCCATGCTCGTGCCTCACGGGCGTCTCTTGGAGATCGTGCGTGCGGCGACCGGCGACGAGGTGACGCTGACGCCGAAGGATTCGAGCGTGCTCGTTAAGTGTGGCTCGGGGAAGTGGACGTTGCCCACCGAGGAAGCGGCCGAGTTCCCGGCGAACACGACGGGCGAACTCAAGCCCGCGTGCCGGCTGCCGGCGGATCAGTTCCGCCGGGCCGCGACGGCGACCGCCTACGCGTGCGACACCGAGAGCAGCCGCTACGCCCTCGGGGCGGTGCTGCTGGAGGTCGAGCCCAGCCGGGACGGGTCGGCTCAGTTCTGGGTGGCGACCGATGGTCGCCGGCTGTGCTGCGTCGAGACCGAGACCGACCAGGCGACCGACTCGCGGAAGGTGCTGGTGCCCGCTCGCGTGATGCGGATCGTCACGGGCATGGCCCACGGCGACGGGCTGGTAGAGGTTGAGGCGAACGACCGGCAAGTGATGTTCACGACTGACGCCGGCACGGTCTACGGGCAGGTGACCGAGGGGCAGTTCCCGCGTTGGCGTGACGTGATGGGCGAGCCCGAGGGGGAGCCGAGCGTTTTGGAAATCGCCGACTTGAAGTCTGCGGTGCGGGCCGCCGCCATCGTGACCAGCGAGCAATCGAAGGGCGTGGATCTGACGTGGACGAACAACACGCTCGCGATCTCGGCCCGGTCGAGCGAGTTCGGCGAGTCGATCGTGAAGTGCGAACTCGTCGCGCCCGGCACGACAAGTGCGACGAAGGTCGATCCGCGATACGTGGTCGAGTTTCTGGAGCACTTGCCGGGCGACGGCGAGCCCCAGGTGGACGTGTACGCGACCGACCCCGAGAGCCGGGTGATGCTCAAGTGCGGCGACATCACGGGGATCATCATGCCGCTGTCGAAGGATGCGTGATGGCTGCTCCGCTGATCGCCATCACCGGGTTGATCTACGCCTATGTGGCAGCGGATCTCGCGTGGCAGGGCAAGCACGGGCTTGCCCTCGCCTACGCGGGATACGCGTTCTCGAACATCGGTCTCTATCTCGCATCGAAAGGAACGCCGTGAAGCACTACCACATCGACATCGACGAGCTCGGGCAACTCTGGGAAGCGGGTTGGACGGTCGAGGATCTATCGGCCCGTTACCGATGCACCGAGACGTACATCTACTGGCTGCGGAAGAAGTACGGCATGAGCGACATGCTGTGCTCGCGGGAGCCAGCTCCGCCGTCGCGAGAGGATGCCGTTGCATCGGAAGACTCGCTCGCGTTGTCGCCGTGGGTGGCGTCTCGTGCTGCTGAGTTTCGCCGGCAGAAAGAGGAGAAGGGCGAGTCGGTTGTGGGCGGCGTGTATCTGCGAACGTACTCGCTGCGGACGATGACGGTGGTCGCGGACTGAAAGCATCGTTGCCGCCCGTGGCATCATCGGGATATGCGGGGCTTGGCTTTCATCGCCGGGCTGGTCGCGGCGGTGGCTTCTGCGGGCACCGTCGAGGATACGATTCCCGACGCCCGCTACCGCCAGTACGGCGAGACGTTCGCGGCGCATACGTGCCGGCTGGTGGGGCTGAACACTGACGACAATCCCCAGGTCGGCACTTGCACGCTGATCGCCCCGCACTGGGCGTTGACCGCCGCCCATGTCGTGCGGGATATGACCGCGTGCGAGGTCGAGACGGCGGCCGGGCGGCACCGGATCGACAGGGTCTTCATCTACCGCGACTACACGGGCGAGTTCGCCCGGCACGACATCGCCCTCGTGCATGTAGTGCGACCGTTCGCGGTGACGGTCTATCCGCCGCTGACTGACGGCAGCGAGCGAGCGGGTGAGGTCTGCACCGCCGCCGGCTACGGCGTGACCGGCAGGCTCTCGTCCGGGTTCAATAGCGGCGACAACCAGATCCGGGCAGGGACGATGCGGCTGACCGAGGCGTTCGCGAGCGTGTGGGTTTGCAAGATCGAGCGGGGCGGGTCGCCTCTGCCGTTCTGCATTGCACCGGGGGACAGCGGCGGCCCGCTCTGGGCACGGGCGGCGGATGGTCGCACGGTGCTGGTCGGCGTGAACTGCTACACGGCGAAGATCGGCAAGACGCCGGTACGGAGTCAGGCGGGGGAGGAGAGCGGGCATACGCGGGTGGCGTTGTACCTCGATTGGATTCGCGAGATCGCGGGGGAACTTGACAAGCCCTGCACTCTCGCAGGATGCCAACCGCGATAGCGTTCAGCGTGCCCGGCGATCCCGTGCCACAACCGAGAGCCCGCGTCTCGACCGTCGGCGGGTTCGGTCGGGCGTATGTGCCCAAGTCGCACGCGGTTCACGCGTACCGGCAGTCAGTGGCACTTGCCGCCAAGGCTGCCGGCTGCGAGCCGCACCCCGAGCCGGTCAACGTGGTGATCGACTTCGTGTTCGCTCGCCCGAAGTCGCACCTTCGCAAAAGCGGGCTTCGTGCGGGAGCCCCGACGCTCCCGCGATGCGACCTCGACAACTGTGCAAAAGGCGTACTCGATTCGCTCAACGGCGTCGCGTGGGATGACGATTCGCAAGTGGCTCGGCTGGTGCTGGAGAAGAGCTACGGCACCGAGGGGCGAACGACCGTGAGGATTTCCTGATGCCAGAGATCACCCTCAATGAGGAGTTCGGTCGGGCGATCGTGGCCGCGATCCAGCAGTGCCGCGTCAACACCGTGATCGAGATCGGCTCGTGGGACGGCACGGGCTCGACCGCCGTGATCGCGTCAGCCCTGGAGCCGATGCCCGAGCGGCGGCTTGTGTGCGTGGAGCCTGACCTCCATCGACACGCCGCCCTTCAGCGAAACGTAGCGGCGATGCCGTGGATCACGACCGTCTGCCGCCGCAGCGTCTCGCGGGCAGCGATGACGCCGCAGACATTCGAGGACGTGTGGAACGACCCGCACAATCATCTGCCGTACCCAGAGGCTCTGGTGCGTCAGTGGTGGGACGAGCTCCCAGGCGATCGCCCCGGCGATGTCGGGTATCTGGAGACGCTGACCGATGAGCGATGGGATGCCGCACTCATCGACGGCGGCGAGTTCCAAGGGTTCGATGACTTCCGCCTGCTCAAAGATCGCGTGCGGGTGCTGATCCTCGATGACGTGTTTCACGCGTACAAGTGCTCGCGGGCTCACTGGGAACTCGGCCGCGATCCCAAGTGGATCTGCCTCTGGTGCTCGGCGTTCGTGCGAAATGGGGCGGCGATCTGGACGAGGGTTTCGTGATGCGACTTGTCGAGCACTTCATTCCGACGATCGGCACCCCTCGCGGCGTGATCCACGTCGGCGGGTTCGACGGCAATGAGGAGCGGTGGTATCGCGAGTGGGGTGCCCGGTCGGTGTGGTTCGAGCCGGTGCCTGAGAAGTTCGCCGAGCTCCAGGCGAAGGGGCTGCACGCCTACGAATGTGCATTGGGCTCGCGGCCCGGCCGGGCGAGCCTCAACCTCTCGGCAAGCCTGCAATGCTGCTCGCTCTTGAAACCGAGCGGGCACCTCGACCAGTACCCGGAGTTCCCGTTCTCTGGCGCGATCGAAGTTGAGGTACGAACGCTGGACTCGTTCGCCCTCACGGGCTTCGACATGCTCGTGCTTGATGTGCAGGGCTACGAGTTGGAGGTGTTGAAGGGAGCGGTCGAGACGCTGAAGCAGATCCGAATCATCTACTGCGAAGTCTCGATCATCGAACTGTACCGCGACGCTCCGATGTTCCACGAGATCCATCGAACGCTCTCGCCGCAGTTCGAGTTCTTCGGGATTGATTGGGTGGACGGCATCAACCGGGGATGGGGCGATGCCCTGTTCGTTCGCCGATGAAAGTCGCGGTGCTGGTCAGCGGTCAGATGCGAACGGCTGACCGCTGTGCCGGTGGCATCCGCTCGCTCTATCCCGATGTACCGTTTGTGGTACACGCGGTCGCCGACGATGACGCCGACAAGGCGTTTCTCTTTCGCCCGGCAGTAACGGTGATCGAGCCGCAGCGAGAGATGCCTGAGCGGCGGGAGTATTCGTGGCAGATCGGGCGAGGCTGTCACGGCGTACAAGGGTTGCTCAAGCAGACCTGGGGCTTGCTCCGCGTCTGGCAAGCGTTCGAGGCGAGCGGCATCGAGGCGGATGTCGTGGTGCGGATGCGGCCCGACTTGGAGTTCAGCGTGCCGCCAGAGCCGCCGACGCTGGGTGATGCGATCCATGTGCCGACGTTCGCGAACTGGTGGGGCATCAGCGATCGGTTCTTGTGGGGGCCGCGTGACGCGATGCGGCGATTCTTCACGCGGCTGGAGCGGATCGACGAATACGTTGACGCAGGGGGCATATTCCATCACGAGACCTTCGCGGCGTGGTCAGTGATGGGCACGCCGATTGCTCGCACGCGAGCGGTGTTCGCGAGTGTGCGAAGAGACGGGTCGCGAGATGAGCCCGTATGGGTAGCTGCCGCCGGAGACGTGTCGCCATGAACATCACCGTCTCTGCCTACAACCGCCCGGCGTATCTGGAGCAGACGCTCGCCGCGTTGCGATCGTGCTACGGCATCGGCGATTGCCGCGTGATGGTGCTGGTCGATCCCTCGGAAGCGTCAGTGCATTCCGCCGCCCTCGCGGCCCGGTACGGTTTCCAATCGGGCACCTACCCCGAGCGGGTCGGGTGCAACCGGGCGATCCGCAACGCTCTCGCCTACGGGTTTAACGAGATGGGCAGCGAGTTTCACATTCACTTCGAGGATGACACCGTGCCGACGCGGGACTGCCTGCGATGGTTCGCGTGGGCGAGGGATCACTACCGCGACGATCCAGCCGTGATGAACGTCTCGGGGTATCAGCGGATCAGCAACGGCTGCCTCGACGAGTGCGGGCTGCGACGTTGGTTCACCCCGTGGGGCTGGGGCGTGTGGCGTGATCGGTGGCTCGGGCTTCACCTGGGCTGGGTGCAAGGCGACGAGGCGACATCGTGGGATGTGATCGTGAATCACGGGCTGCGAGCCGGTCGGTACGAAGCGTTCCCCACCGTGAGCCGCATCCAGAACATCGGGGCAGAGAACGGCACGCATGTGCCGAGTGCCGAGTGGCACGCCGAGCATCACCGCGTGGCGGTGACGAGCGACCACATTGAGAACGGCGAGATGCCGGCGGCATGGCGGGAAGTGCGGAGGGCTGATCGTGCAGATCACGATTGAAGACATCGAGCGGCACGCCCCCGATGTGCTGCTCCCGCCTGACCCCGAGTTCGCGGAGGACTACGCCGCGAAGGTCGAGCTCGGCAGGACGTTCGCCGCCGAGGCCCGCGTTGCCCTGGTCGCGATCTGCCGCAACGCGATGCCTTGGCTTTGGCGAACCCTCGGTCTCGTGGAGCGAACCGGGGCGTGCTTCAAGTCGTGGTCGGCGTTTGTGTTCGAGAACGATTCGACCGACGGCACGAAGGAAGTTCTCGCGGCGTGGGCTGACGGCGACCGGCGCAAAGTTTCGCTGAACATCAACCACCGTCCGCACCTTTCCCACACGATCGCCCAAGAGCGGACGGTTGCCCTCGCTGAGTACCGCGAGCAATGTCAGCACTGGGTGCGAAGTCGCGAGCTGGTGGATTATGTGATCGTCTTCGACACCGATCCCTGGGGCGGCTTCAGCATCGACGGCGTGATGAACTCGATCGCGTGGCTCTCGCTCGACCATTCGTGGTACGGGCTGGCGAGCTACTCGTGGTGCGAGATGAACACCGCGATCGGCCCGGTGGCAGCCCACTACGACGCGTTCGCCGCGAGGCTCAATCACTGGCAGCGACGCGATCAGCAATGGGTGCATCACTGGATGCCGGCGGTCGGCTCGCCGCCGGTCGAGTTCAACTCGGCATTCGGGCAGTTGGCGGTCTACCGTGCTGGCCCGTACCTCTCGGGCAAGTACGGCGGTTCCGATTGCGAGCACTGCGTTTTTCATCGGTCGATTGCAGAGCAGGCGAGACTATGGGGCGACGAGCACTACCGGCTGGGCTTGAACCCATCGAGCCGGGCGGTCTCCTTCTGGGTGCCGAATGGCGGGCAAGACAGCAACGATTGACGCGACCACGCTCCGCGTTCTTTGGGACTCCTATCTTCCG